TTAGAAATAGCAGCTTCAATAAGGTAACATCTATCCCCCGCATCGAGAGTCTCCAAGTGCGAGCAACAAGATTTAAAGTTATTAGGATGTGGTTCGATTCCAATAACATAGACGTTTGGGTCATCACGTAACCATTTAGTAGCGTTGGGCATATTAAAAGAGAGACCTACATCAAAGCGGAGTGTTAATCCGCTTTTGAGTTTCTCGTTAATTAGTTCATAATCAATCATCCTTGTCCCCTGTATCTCTTAGGTGCTTTGTTCCGAGAAGAGGCGGCATATTTTGTGTGCTTGCCTCTTCCTTGACGAGTTTTTTTGGGGGTTGCCTCCAATTGCTCGTTCCCTAGTACTCCTTTGGATTTTGCCATTTAAAGTACCCTTGTCTTCTCATGTCCAACACGTATCCGAGGATCGCACCAGATTTCGTAGTCGGCTTCAATAGCATCTAAACAGAAACTAACGTCCTCTCCACACATATCTTGAACCGCACCGGATTCAAAGACTTGCATCTTAGGGGCAAACCAAGGATAAGACATCTTCTCATCTTCGAAGACACCATTCTTAATCATAACCCAACCGAAACCTGTGTAGTCTACGGTGAAAGGTTTCTTACGCTTAGAGATAGTCTCTACTGTTTCATGATTCATAACACCACCGTTCTTACGGAAGTCATCTTCTTCCAACCAGTGAGCAACAGAAGTAGTTGAACCATCTTCAGTAGCATACCATCCAGCAGTGATACGCTTTTCGTCACCTTCAGCAGGTACGGCAAGATCACATAACTGCCAGAACTTTTCTGATGTGAATACGATGTCAGAGTCAATCCACAATTGATAGTCATACTCTAACTTGCCATCCCAAGGTAATTGATTAGGTCCACGTAATACGTTAGCACCTAATACCTTACATCTAGCAAAGTTAACCATAGAAGAGTAATCCTGACTGATCTGGATACTCATTCCATTTTGAACCATGTCGAAGCAGAGTTGAACGAATGCCTTTAAAAAGACAAAAGAACATCCTCTACCTGGTAGGCAGAAGACGATCTTCTTTCCTTTCATTCTGGCTTTGATAGCATCTATATCCCACTCTGCCTCTTTCTTTTTCTTAGGAGCAGATGCTTTTACAGTAAATCCTTTTGCCATGAATAATTAACTCATCACATTCATTATACACCGTATATAGGCTAATTGTCAACCAATTCTTTTATTTTATCAACCCAATATTGACGGTCTTCCTCACTTATCCAAGGATTATGTCTCTGTACCCAGGCATATTCTAACCATTCTTTCTTAGTCCAATCTTTCTTAGGTCCTAAATGATCTTCAAGTGACATAACAGAACCAACCAGTAGCAATATACTTTATACCTCTATTAGGTGTAATACCAGAATGAGGATGTGTCCAACTAGCAGGCCATATAACTAACCTTCCTCTCTTTGCTTTTATATCTCTTCGAGGATAATAAAATCTAGTACCACATTTTGCATCATTCAAATAAATCATCCATGCCATGATTCTATCAAGGTTAGGATGTTCATGCTCACAATGCATAACATAATATCCTTCACCTTCAGTATACTTTTGAATATTATAATCTTGACCTACATTCCATACACTCATTTCAGATAACATTGGATATTTCTCTTTATATTTTTCCACACCTATACTTAATGCTTTACCTATTACTCTATTAGGTAACAAATCTTGTCTATTAAACCACATCTGCAAATCTGTACTCTCTTTATATTCTTTATTAACATTCTTACGTCCTACAATACCTTTTTTCTTATATTCTGATTGTTCGAAATGGTCTATGATACCTTCGCATTCTTTTAAATTTAAAGAATTATCGTATATTTCAATATGATTATGTGACATTAGTAACTAGGTTCAATGTCAGGGCCGTAATTAGGTGCTCCTCCTATACCTGATGATACTTTCTCATAACTTAACTCTGATACTGATGATAAATCTGTACCAGTACCTACTAGACTATTCAACATATCCCATCTTACTTTAAAATCCTCTTCACTTAAATTGTGAAAGAGGACTTCATCCCTAGAGTATATGTGATAACTAACATCGGTCATAATCATCCTCCAGTCTAGTGATGTCTTCTTCTATACATTCATCACCGGTCTGAACTTCAATGATGACTAACTCATCATCTTCTGCTATGATACGGTGAATCACATTAGTGGGAATGTAGAAGTATTTACCAGGATAGGCTCTGAGGGTATCTTCGCCTAATACTATTTTACCATATCCTTGGACGCATACCCAATGTTCTGATCTCTTCTTATGATATTGTAATGATAATCTCTGATGGGGTTTGACTACTAATCTCTTTAGTCTATAACCATCCTCTTGGAAGTGGTCTTCATAAAATCCCCAGGGGCGAAAAAATCTGTACATAAAAAAATATTGGACGGGGTTTTTTATATAGAAAAATATTAGCGAGAAATTTTATATGTCAAAAGCAGACTTTTGTAGGTTAGCATTAGGTACTTTTTTAAAACGCATCACGGCGGGGGGCGGCATCAACGAAACCCGCAATACTGTCATATCAGATTATAACATAAGACTGCCAATTTGTCAATCTAAATGTTAATAACTGTGTATTTCAATTGTTATCATTTATGCCATAAGATTGCTCCCATAAAGTGTCAATATCAACTGACAAATCCTCGATGGTAATTGTTAGTTTCTCTTCATCAGAGTTTATATCAAATAGTGAGTGATAATTGATCTGATGTGGATTAAAAGAATTGCCATCAACTTCGAAGTCTAAAGTAACACGAACCTTGCGTAAATTAGACCCTGAGTTAGTGTACATAACTCTTCGATAGATTGTCAATACTAATTATAACTGATAACAGGTATAATTGCAACCCCACAGTGTTATAAACTGTAATGTCACTATATTATAACAACTGTGTCCTTCTTATATGTTACAAACCGTGTAGCGAGTACTTGACAAGAACTCCGTTCGATGTTATGCTCGCTAAGATCACTATAAGATCAACGATTAACAAGACATTTATAACAACAATTAAAGACCTAATTTCCACACTATTTAATACTTATTCACACACTTGTGGAAAACTGTATAAACAACGCTTTTATATTTAAATAACCATTTATAATACTTATTTACGTACTTTTCCACAGAAAATGATAGTTTTCCACAGAAATACCCCCTGAGTTGTTGTTACTCAAGGGGACGGTAATCATGCTCTCTACATGTTATATTATATGAGTAATCTTTGAACAATTCCATTAACATTACAGTGTTTAATTTGCCCCATGATTCTATACAATATGTCTGAT